CACTTTATTCATTTCATAATAAGTAACACCGCCTATTGTACCTTGATTAATACTTCCATTTAAATAATAAGAAACAGAACTTCCACCACCTCCAGATGTAGGAAAGTTAGCCAAAGTACCATCTCCTCTAATATATTGCGAAGCGACACCTGCTCCTGTTACTGATAGCGTTCCATTAGCCGTTAAAGGGCTATTAGCGACACTAAAAGCACTTGGCATAGATAATCCTACCGAAGTCAATCCTGTGTCTGTATCAGTCCCATTTACCCATTGAGTGCCATTGTACTTTAGAACTTGATTGTTTGTAGGTGAGGTTATAGTTACATCCCCTAATTGAGTTAAGGTGTAATCGCCTTCTTGAGCTACTACGTTACCGACTCTACCAAATACGGAATTTACCGCATTAGGAAAAGGATAAGCACCAGTCGGTGCTTGTATGTTTATAACCTCTTCGGTTACATTTATTTCTATGATCTCGTCCGTTACGTTTATTATTTCCATTTTTTTTACACTTTAGATATATCCTCTTGAACAATAAAATTACCCCAAAGATATGTTTTGACCTCGCCGCTAGGGAATGTCACATTCATATCATAGACATAAGTGCCAGCAGCCACATCTACAATTTTGTTTAAAGTAATTTGATTGCGATTTATACCTCCAATGCTTATGCTACTATTTGCAGTAGATAAGGTTAAAGCCACCACGCTACTTGTTGGCGTTGGTCTTACTTGTATTAAAATAGTGCAACCGCTCAAGTCAATAGGCGTAGTGTCTGCTAGTAAAGCAAAGGTCTGCGCCCAGCTATCATTGCGCCAAATCTTTACATTGTATTGCGCCGGCCTTAAGTCAGCGCTTGTAGAATTACAACTCATTTTTATTATGGGTTTAATGGTATATCACAAGCATCGTAATCGGAATAAGTGATCATGTTAAAGCTTACCTCAACACCGCTCAAATAGTCCTCAAACTTATCTAGTATTAAATTATATGTTATATTGTCATCAATCTGCCAGTTGTTTGCACCATTCCTTAACTTGCTAATAATGTCAGCGCATATTTGCAACTGATCGCTAGTTACATCTTGTTCAAATTCACCCTCAACTCCAGCCTTATCTAGAAACCATAAAGTGATATTATAGACTTGCTCACGGCCTACGTTAAGAGATCCGTTGTTAATTGCTAAGCAAGCAATAGGAAACACTGGCTGACTATCTGCGAATAGCCACTCTCTTGGCGTTGCATTCTTTATGCTTTTTATCATCGCATGCGTTGCCAGTATTGCTTTTAGTTCCGTTATTACTTGATTGTATGTCATTAAATTTCATTTTTACTCGCTCAACAAACTCGCGTTTATAACTGCGTATCTTCATAAGGATTGTTAAAATTATAAGGCAAATCAAGATTGCTTACTTTGCGTGTAGTACCTCTTCTGCCTAAAAATATAGGAGATGTGTAAGCTTGTATCTGTGGTGCAATAGCATCAAAGCCGTTGCCATATTGTAAGTATTGCTCAAACATGGTGCTATTCTCTCTCAAATAGTCAATCAATCTTTGCTTGTAAAATTCACCATTGCTCATGTACTTGCGCTCTAATAACTCAAGCTGGCCCTTAGATGGGTTGTTGCTCTCTTCTGCACCTTTCTGCAACACGCCTTTGCTAAAGAATTGAAAGCTAGTGCTGATCACCATCTCTCCAATTGTAAACCATAACAAAGTATCTGTGATGTAATTGTCAAGCAAGTTCTTTTCATTTTGACTTAAATTGCCAATATCAATACCCTCTTGCAAGCGGTTGTAAAGTCCAGATCCTAAAGCCGGCAATATAAACTTATCTTGAGCAAGCTTGATCACTGGCAAGATTTGCTTGCCATCAATCGCATCACTTATAGCGGTGCGACTTTTGACAAGTGTTTCTGTTATAAAAAGTATGTTTAAACTCATTTTTTATTTTTTTCTAGTTACTATTTTAACTTGCCATCTATGTCTGCAATATGGTCTATGGTTGCCATTTGGCTCTGTAAACCATCCGCCTCTACGATCCCAAACTGAATAACCTAAACGCTCACTAATATTCTCTATGTCGCTACGGCTCCAAAGTTTAGTCTTAGCCAGTTGCAACATTCTTGCGCAAAATGGTCTATTTTTACTATCCTCTGGCCCAGAGTAAGTATATCTTAGCAACACCTCGGTCTTAGTTGTCTTGTCACCGCCCGGAATCTTGCTTAAAGGCTGAGTCAATTTTCTCACTACTGGTGTGTAATTAGGGGCTAAAATACTTATTTCCATTCCAGTCTGGACTAAGTACCCCTCAAGCTTTAGCGCCTCAAGCGCATTATCTATTTGCTCAACACTTTTATTTAATACCTTTGCCATCACCTCTGGTGTCACACGCTTGTCTTTGCTAATTAAATCTAAGACATTTGCTTTAAGTACATTGATTTCCTCATCTGCAAAAGCTTGATAACCTTTAGCGTCATGCGTTTCTACTACCTCAAAATCTTCTACATTATCACCACATGATGCAAACTCATTCAATAATAAGTCATCTTGCATAGATGCAAAAGCTTGCTCTGTTGACGGATCATCATCAATGCCTAAGAAAGTGTCAACATCTGCGTCTGTAAAGCCAAAGCCATTCTTTAACATTAACGCTGCTTGCGCTTTGTTGATCTTACCAGATCCAAATTGACGCACAATGCGCATCACGTTTTGGTGCTGGCGTCCGCTTAAGTTAGTCAAAGTTGCGTTTGCTTGTACTGGTTGTGTAGTTACACCACTAGCATCTGTTACAACCGAACTTTGCAATCCTAATTTCTCACGGATCTCATCTCTTGTCATGTTAGCTGACATAACTGCCTCGCTAAATTCAAAGCTTAACGGCTCAACTGGTACGATCTTAAACTCGCCCTCTATGCCGGCTAAATTCATTAATTTAGTAAATGTTTGCTCATGCTCTTGCTGGCGCTCATTTACATAAGTATTTTGGAATATCTGGTAAGCATCGCGGATCTCGCTTCTGCCACCTAATTGGCCCTCTGTCTTGATACCGAATAACATAGGACTTGTAACTTGATGACAAGAAAAAATCTCTTGCATGATTAAATTATTGACATTGGTAAAATCTTCTTTTGTTAAGCTTGTCTCACCTAAGTTTACAATGTCAACTGCATTCTCTCTTGATGGGTTAAATGCAATCACCACACGATCGCCGTCATGGTTTGCAAACTTACGTTTTAAGTCTGTCTCAACTTCTTGCTGCTCCTCTTCTTGAGGTAGTCCGTTATTAAAGTTAATCAATTTAGTAGCTACAAAGTTGTGCTTTGCATTTCCTAAAATGTGTCTGCTTACTTGGATGTCACTCTCAATATAGTTCAAGCCTTGGAAATAACTCGGCAAAGGATATACATCGCTTTTAGGGTTGTATTGCTTTACAAAAAATATTTGTGGGCCACTAGGATCGTTTGGATTGAATGCTGGGTACTCTCTTGCTTTTTCTTTAAAGTCGCTAGCAGTCCAGTCATTTTTAACATAGAATGTTTGCAAGTCTTTACTTGCTCTTACCTTTTGAAATTCAATATGAAATACATCTTTGATCTTACCCAAAGCATTGTAAATGATTTGTAAGTAATAGCCACCTTGTAACTCATCATCTAAGATTGAGCGCTTCATGATTTGATTCCAAGTCTCACCTTGAGAATTAGCTTTTTGCTCAACACCCTCAAAGCCTTTGCCAAATATATAATTGACTTTGCCTTTTACAATTGCTCCATGCTTAGGTGACTCACCATACAACTCAATTAAGTAGTTTGGATAATTGTTTTTTGCACCAAACTCAACATAATTTTTGCCTTTTTTCTCTTCAAATCTAGGCTGCTGCGCTTGATCAAACTGAATGTTTATTAATTGATATTTATTGCTCACTTGTATAAGTTTTAAATTCGTTATCTTGCTCGTTGTACTCTGGTTGAGGACAATCGGTTTCGTCATGTAAATACATAAATCCCTCTTCTACTATCGCACCGCTCAAACTCTCTTTAGTGTTAGTTGCGCTTGCTTGCTCTCTTATCTTATACCTCCAAGTGCCACTCTCTTTGCAATCAAATACAGACTTTAAAACAAGTACCTTCTGGTATCTTGCATCTGTGCTTATGTTTGTTCCTACAAATGTAACACAATTATCTGTCGCACTTGTGAAAATAAACAAGTATTTCGGGTTGGAAATTGTTGCCAATTCTAAGCCGGTGAATATTAAATTATTGTCAATGCCTTTGTATATATGCAACATGTTATTAAAATTAAAATGCCCTACCCACACAAAGTAGGTAGGGCATAATTAAGTACTACTATGGTAAAATTACCCAGCAGTCTCAAGAGCCAATCCTACTGCATTGGACACTTGTAAAAAATCATCTTTTTCAACACCAGTCAATGTGATGTTGTAGCCGTTACGATCGCCGGCAGCAGTACCAGATCCACTTTCAGTAGATGCTAAGTAAAGGCCATTTGCTTGTCCGTACATTCTATAAACTCCATCCATATCTAAAGTAACTGCAACTAGCTTATTTTTAGCTAATGTTCTCACAATGTTTGCAGTTGTAGAGTCTCTCTTGTTTAAAGGGAATACTACTTGATGGGTATAGAATACTGATCCATTCTCTTCGGATGCAGTTGCATTTGAACTTGTATTTGCGGTTGCTCTTGGCACCTCAAACTTGTAAAAACGTTTTCCAGCTACTTTAGTAATGCCGGTAACTAAACCGCTTACTTCCGTAACGCCAGAAATATTGCCGAACTCGGCTAAAAATACGGCTTGTAAGCCTCCGATATTTTCGCGGCAGTCGATTACGAAACCGCTAGTGATTGCGCATGGCATAGTAAAAAAGTTTAAAAAAAAGGCGGCGTTTATTGCACCGCCTTTCTTTGGTTATTTATTTAATTAGATTGCTGACTTAAACTTAACACATAAAGTTGTGTAAGCTACGTTCACACCTAATTTGAAAGCTACTCTGTAACGAACTTCATTGTTATCTTTAGAGTACCAGATCATGTAGTTTTCCTCTTCTGCTTCTAAGTCAAACGCCATTGCGATGTTAGACAAAGTTGTTGCGTAGATGTCACCAGTACCATTTAAACCATTAACCGCTACTAATTCAACATTTGTACCCGGGATAATAAAAGTTTGATTTGCATCACCATCTACTTTGTAGTTGTAAAGGTTTAATGCTTGATAAGCTAAAACTGCTAATCTGTAAACATCATTACCTACCATCACTTTTAAATCTTCTGCATCAATGATTTCAACTGGGATAGCTTTGTAAACTGCATTCAATACGCTTACTACGTTAGCAGCAGTGATTGTTGCAATAGGGCCACCAGATACATAACCAGATACGTTTGCGTCAACTGGAGAACCAGCATCGATCAACTTAATAAGGCCATCAAATGGAGAAAGATTCGGGTTGCTACTAGCAGTATTTCCTTGCCAGATTCCAACTTCTAATTGCTTAGCGATCATCTTATTCTTTTGCTCTGTGAACTTAGTTTGAAACTCTGCCCATCCGAAATCTTCATAAGTAGATCCAGCTTTTAAAGCTTCTTGAGAGAAATAAGCTTCAAAATCTTTAGGACAGATTGTCTCTTCGATTTTGATCTTACCAACTACTACCTCAGCTTGAGACAAAGTAGTTGTACCACTTGGATTCCATCCGCAAGAATCTGTTTGGAAATTTGCGTTTGTAGCCAATTTAGGTACTTTAACGCTTGATTTTGTTTTAGGTAATAAGATACCACCAGCCTTGATGTAAGACTGAGTCTTTGCAGAGAAAACTGCTTCTGTTAACAATGGAGCAATCTCTTGTTTAGTGTATGCTGCAATGCTTGAAAATGCTAATGCCATTTTATTTAATTTTTAGTTATGAACAAATTGATTTTGAAAATTTATCAAACTCTGCTTTAGCATCTGTTTTAGCTTCTGCAAAGTTGTTGCTTGTTTTAACACCAGCGTCAGGTGCTGACTGAGGCGCTTCAACCAACATCTTGCTGATCTGCATTAAGCCTTCAATCACTTTGTTTGCTTGGCCTAATTTAGCCTCATATTGTGCAAACTTGTTTTCGTATGCGCTGAATTTTTCATTCGTTGCAGATTCAAAAGCAGCAAATTTTGCGCTCATATCTTCAACTTCTGGTACTTCAACTTCTACTGATACCTCGTCTTGTTTCTTTGGTTTGATTTCCATGATCGCTCCATTATCGCCTAAAACGATAACATCACCGCTTTCAAGTTCATGCTCACCTACTGGTGCTGGTACTCCAGCAATTGTTACAATGCCACCAACTGCTAACTCAGTAACTTCAACAATAGTGCCGTCTTTCAACTTAGCTTCCATCATCTTAACTTCTGCTTTAGGCTCGCCGCTTGGCATTGGCATATCTTCATTGTTCACTAATTCAGCGAAAAACAAAGATACTTTCTCTAGAATGTTTTGTGCGTCTTTCATACTTTATATATATTATTTAATTGATAAAGGTACTTTTAATAACTCCGCCAACTCTGCAAGCTTTTGCTCTGCATAGGTTGGCTCCTTTTTTTCTATTGGATATTCAAAAAATCCCTCAACTGAAAATCCTTTTACTTTGCCTTGTTTTATAAGCTGCCATGCTTGTTCATTCTCAACATAAAAGCTACCAAACCAACTGCCATCTTTTGCATCTTCAAATCCTTTCATTGGTTGTATGCCACGCTCTTTGTCAACTATAAATGATTCAAACATAATTAAACCATCCAAAGTCATTGACTTGTCATGCATCAAATTAACTTTGTCTTGATACCCTTTTTTGCTAAACTTGATCGCAATATCTTTAATTGTGTCTGCTGGGAATGTCACAAAATGCTCGCCAAACTTTTTATTGTTGCGATATATTGGCTTATCTGCTAGCATGATCGGGCCAGATATGATATGCTTATCTTCATCTTGGATTGCAAAATTTAACTTTGGCTTATCATTTGCAAAGTGTTGATCCCAGATTGAATTGCAAATTGCAACTGCTTGCTCACTATCTTTACCTTCATTGATCACATAGCTAATACATCTAGGCAAAAACTCATCTTGTCTTTCGCCTTTACTTGGATCAATAAAATCTTGACTAAAAGCTACAAAGTCACGCTGAATTGCTGGCTTATCTACAAGAGCAATAAATGATACCTCAGCATCATCTTGTAGATCCTCTTGTATTCTTAATTCGTATATAGGTAAGTTCATACTTAATAAATATTTTTAATGCCGTTTAGGTACTTTTAGCTGATCCTAGCGGCTCTGTTTAATCTTGTGATCCTTTCTTGATTGCCGCTTATGTCACTTTCTATAACATACGCTCTTGCAGCCATGTTACCCATTTGGTTTACTTGTGCTTGATTTAAGGTTGTTGTTGACGCGCTTGGCATTAATGGTGCAGATGGTGATATTGATACATTGTTATTGCTATCACCACCACCGCCAACACTACCAGATGATACTGATTTTTTACTTGCTAAGATTGCTGCTATTTGTGCAGCACCAGCAACACCGGCTGCAATAACTTGTGCTGCCGTGTTTGTTTTAGATATTGCTTTACCAGCAATTGCCGATCCTACTGCTGCTTTACCAGATAATATCTGGCCGGCTGCTAGACCTTGCATGCCCGGAATAAATGCATTTGCAATACCTATTCCGATTGTTGCATTACCGGCTGCAATAGCTTTATTGTATTCTGCTTGTTGTTGCTTGCCACTTAGTAAAATTGATCCTATTGATGCAGCAGTAGATATTGCAACTTGAGCAATACCAAAAGCCTTAGCCAAGTCGCTGCCATCTTTTAAAGCGCCACTAAGATTGCCAATAGTATTCGCAATGCTAGTTCCTAAATTTGCCCAGCTTTGCTGAATTGCTATATTTGTTGCAAAAGTTGTATCCTCTCTTTGTTGCTCTAATTCTTTTATTTTTACAAGTTGATCATTGTAAAATTTGTTAAATAATTCTTGACTTGCTAATAGTTCCTCTGTTCGTTT